ACCCCTAGGCATGCTCCGTATTGATCGAGCGCTTTGTGGCACGCTTCGACAAAATCCTTCTGTCTTGGTCTGAGAATCATCCCTTTTGTAAGAGGTAGGATGACTGCGGGTGTTTCACAGGGTAGACCATCAACCCGTCGCGGATCTTCTCCGCGCACCATGCCCCGCAGTCATCTTCACCATACACGCCTCAGGCTGTGTGGTCTTTTTGTTTTTGAGGATTCTACTTTTTAAGCCATGCCGGAGTGGCGCTGCCCGGCGCGGCCTTGGCTACTGCTGCCGCAGCCACTGGAGCCACTTGCTTCACTGTGGCGCCCCCGAATGCAGATTGAGCCACTGGTTGCTTCTTCTCGAGCGTCTCAAGGCCCTGAGAGATTGCCTCGAAAAGTTTGTATCCTCCTGAAGAGGGATTTGTGGACGCCCAATCTTGGACCTTGTTCTTCGGCTCGTATCCATCTTTGCCGGGATCAACACCAACAAGAATCCCGGCAATTTTTCCTTCGATCAACTCCACAACATCCTCAAGGCACGCGTTATCGAGTGCCGAGTACGTTGCCGGATCGGCATGATTGAACACTCCGATGGTCTCAAGGATTCGGGTGATTGCTCCAACCGCCATTTCCTTTGCCTTGTCAGAGGTCTTTGGGTCCCAAGGATCGGAGAGAATGGTGTAGATTTTACGTTTCTCGTACTGTCCAGCGGCAACACCTAATTCAAGGTTGAGATAGCGCGCCCCTGTGGTTTGCCCGACTTTGATCTCTTTTGGGAGCAAAACGACTTGGCATAACGTTCCTTTTGGAATGAGTTCAATGGAACCCGAATTGGATGATTGTGGTGAAAACATCGTGTTTTTAGTATGTTGTTTGTATGTTATCTATTCTTTTTCCGGCTCTGATTTTGGCGAGAATCTTCGCCAAGTTTGGTTCCTCAATCATTTCGAGACAGCCGGATCTGTCTTTTGCTGGGAAACCAAAAGGGTTTTGTTTGTGGCAAACAAAGGCTCTGTAAAGCGAGCCATCGTCCGCTTTTAAGTCTGCGCTGAGTGTCAGCACTTCATCAAAGATGCCCGGCAGTTCCCTGCCGGTCTTCGACCCGTCAATCTGTGGGGTCCAGAACGCTCTCTTGAGGTCGTCTTCTTCGCGGTCGAGAATCCCAACCATGATCACGCTCTTGGAAGAATGCTGAAGGTGAGTGATCCATCGGATCATCTCCCGGCCCAGCAATCCGTACGCCCCGCGCATGTCCGGCTTCCCGGTCTTCTCAGAGAATGCCTCTGGTTGAGTCGCAGCCCATTTGAGGCACTCTCGTGCGGCCACCGTAATGGAATCGACGAACACCGTGTCAAAGTGTGCGATTGATTCCGGATCTCCGAGCATTTCGCAGACTTGGTCGTAAACCGACCTTGAGTAAATACCGTTTGCATCCGATGGATCTGGACCGCCGATGTATAGAGCGGCTGCCCGAGCAAGTTCCCATGGGTGGCAGCCAAGTTTGCTGGCCACATCCCGCACTTTGAACACGTTGTCATTGGGCCAGTCTTCGCCAAGAGCCAGAGTCCCGGCCTCAAGGTCCAAGAACAAAGTCTTGGACGCATCGAGGGTGCGGGCCTGCGTGGTCTTCCCTGCTCCGGACTGCCCGAAGATGCACATGGTGATCTTCGACTTCTTCGCGGCCATCCGCTCATCTGCTTTGATGAATTTCAGCATAACTTGATGGCCGGCTGTGACAGTTTGGTTGTGCGGGCGTCCTTGAGTGCGTCTGTGAGTTTCGGATCAACCTGCGCGGAGAAGACCGATTCCTTCACTGAGAACTTCGTCTCGATGAGCTTATTGCCGACTTCAATCGGCAAAGCCTCCCAGAGAGCGCGAAGCTTCGCTTGATCCCAGTGAACGCTTTGCTTGACCTCCCACGTCATTTTTACGCCGTCGATCTCTCCGGTGACAGACCCGTGCGTCTTCTGTTTCGCCGCCATTTCGGAAGCGAAAACATCGGACACCTTCTCCACCAGTTCCTTCTCGAGTAACTCGAGCTTGGATCGCTCGATGTCGATTCTCTGTTTTGAAGCCGCAATGAGAGCGGCGATTTGTTCGATGGTCATCGGATGTTTCGGAGTGGGTTGAGCCAATCATTAATGATGAGGTTGAACCCCTGAAGTCGCGCCAGAAGCACGAGTTCAGTGAACCGATCCAGCGGGATCTGCCCCCTGTTCATCCAATTGTCGATTGTTCGCGGAGACATTTCTACCCCCGCTTTTGATAGCAGACGCCACAACTGAGCACGTCCGCCAAACTTCTTTATGACGCCTTTTACGTCAACGAGATGGTTATTCATGGCGGAATAATCTGTAGCGTTTAACGCTAAATTCGTCCACCAAAAAGAAGTGCGAATTTTTGACGCGACACAAAGTGACTCATATTCAAGGAATTGCGCAGAAAAATTCCTCGAAAATCACTTGGATTTCTTGGCGTAGAACAGGGTTCTGTCCCCGAACAGGTAGAACCCAATGGCTGAAGCGAAGTTGTCCACAGACTCAGACTGTTTGCCGGTCGCGACAGTGTACGCCCACACTCCCAGAACGATGGCGCCAACAAGCGGCCTCTGAAGCCGCACAATGGCATCAACCCACGGATAACTCCCACCTCCTGCTGTGGTGTCATTCATGGCCTTGAACATGGCAAGGTCGGTCTCTCTCATGCGGACGTACTCGTCCACATTCATCGGCTTCATCTCCTTGGGGGCAAGGAATCTCTGAGTGAGAGCCTTGCCAACATCGAGCAAGGCCGGGACAAAAGCGGTGACAGCGGTTAGTGGGTCCATGTTATGCGAAAGCTTCCTCCCAGAGTTTTGCCTCAGCCTCACGCCGGCGCACAAGCCCGCTCTCCGGCTCCCAGAGCCTTTTCATCGCCCGAAGCCTCCCCGGGATCTTGTCGTACTCCTGCTTCTGAAGCATTTCGCCAATCTCTCGCATTTCAACGCGCCGGTCGCCATTCATTCCCGCGCCCCGGTTGTACACGAGTGACAGCAGCGCTGCCTGCGCGTCCTCTGGCAGATACAGCGTCCTTGGCCACGTCTTGAGCAGTAGCAGCCAGAACCGGGGGACAGTCACCTCCAAGAACACCTCCAGAGCCGTTTCCCAAGGGATCACGATGTACCGAAGCGATGGGATCAAAGACTCGGCCTTTTCGCCGGTGACCCCAAGGGCCTTTTTGAGGTCTTGATAGTGTCCCTCTGGGATGCGCTCACCCCATGCCGTGCGGTACTGCGCTTCGTTGTTGTACCCAAGATCGAATCCGATGCCAATCGTGACACCGCTTTGCACACCCGGCCACGAGGGCCGCGCCAGCTTCTTCTCGTAGTACGCCTTCCCGCCCCCGACTTCAAAGTCCAGAAGCAGCTTCAACCCGTTCTCTGAGAGGTTCATTTTGCGTGCGCCTTGATCCATTCCCAAGCTGCATTGAAGAAGAAAGTCACAGCGGCAATCGCTCCCATCAGGTGCCAGCGGAATCGTTCGAGCGCATCCAGCCTTGGGCCGATGTTCTTTTGGATCTCAAGGATTTGTCGGATGTCGGCCTGAATGCGTGCAATGCAAGCGTCCAGTGAGTTTGGGTTAAAGTCTTCTCCTCCCATAGGTTTTGAGCTTTTTATCGCAGACATTATTTTTGTGAAATGAAGGTCATCCATCCGACGGATAACAACTTTTGGAGCACCTCAAGTCAACTGACTAAAGACTACTGCTACGCTGAAAACAACGCACGTCGGAATGATGCAATCCAGCAACCCCTTGAGTGTCCACGCTCTAGGCTGAAGTCCACACCACAGCGGAGCGTATGCTCTGCGGTTGCAGTAATGCTTCTGGATGACACGCTGCTCGGCCTGAGCGTACTCGCGGCCAAAGAAGTAGGCCGAGGCTGCCCACGCCCCGATCCAGAGGTCTCCGATGGCGCAGTAGATGACGGCCTGAGCGATGAGAGCAAAGAGAGTGTGTTGGTGCATGTTATCCGAAATAAGCTAATTTCAATCCAACACGATGACTAGAAAGTGAAGTAGATGCGCTAGTAGGATCGACACCAAACTCAAGTACAGATACGATGCCGTTTAACTTTGATGCGTTTTGAAAAGATTTGCTGTTCATAGTATTATTCAAGTGGCTGCCAAAGCCAAGTAGGTGATCCTGTGTACGTCAGTGAGATGTTCTGTCCATGCTTAACGACAATGCTGCCAGAGGTAACGCCAACATCAAACCCATCAACTGTTGCTTTTGTAATTGAACCGGCCCAAAAGGTCACAAGCACACGTTTTCCTGTAATGTTTGCAACAGTAGATCCGCTTGCTGGCAAAGATGGCGTGGACACTACTGTCCCATCTATCAATCTAATTCCTCCAAAGTTTGAGGCATCAATAAACGGATCAGAATCATCATCCGCAATGTTCGGATTGATGATTGTTACGGCATTTGTGGCAAGAGAACCAGTTGTAGAAACAGCTGCCGTTTCCCAAAGTGACCACTGTCCACCAATAAACGTGTTGTTGCCTGAGTTAGATGAGCTTGTTTCAACGCAGTAGTTTACGTTTTCAAAGTCGCCTCCAGCAAATACGTTTCCAAAATTAAACCCGTCTTTGAATCGCACCCCATAAGCAGCGTTTCCGTATGAGCCGTTGGTAAACGTGTTGAACTCTGCCTGCCGACATTCAAGGGCAGTTCCTGCATTTGTTCCACTTCCGTTGGAGAAACAGTTTGCACGGCAACCGATGAAGTTGCTGTTCACAACGTAGTTCAACCGAATCGCCACTGTGCTGGCACTGTTGAATGAATTGAATACCCCGATGTTTGTAAATGAGGCTACATTCAGTGGACCAGCAAAGCTGTTGTTTCCGATGCACAACAACACGCCAGCAAAGGATGCTGTAAAAGACATATCTGAAAGCGACACGTCATAGAAATCAACACTCGAAAGAATCTGAAGAGCAATCCCGGCAGTTTTATTTGGAAAGTTAAGAATTGTTCTTCCGATCCCAGCGCCGAAAATCTTGATTCCCTTCTGTGCTACTGCGGAGAAGTCCCAAGTCGTAGTGCCAGTGGTAG